TTTGGCATCGGGTACAGACGACCCTTGCCAGCTTTTAGGCTTTCAAACGCTGTTGGCTGTTTCATTACACTTCTCCGTGTATGATTTGGATTTGCATACTGCCCGTTGTTCGTCTAAATGAATCAATGGACTCGTCTTTACTTAATACCCCGTCTTCACCACCGAGAAAGTCAAACGCTTTGCGGTAATCGATTGGGGGCGTCTTCATAATCACCTTAACGGTGGTCTTGCCATTGCTGACAGAACCTTGATACCGCTGGGCAATATCTTTTTTAAGCTCTTCGCTCGACTTCGCGAGGATGTCTAGCGTCTCTAGCTCGTCACTTATTCGTGTCTTAATGTCATGTATTCTGTTCTGGACAGCCGTCAACCTGTTCAGGTCAGCATCGCTTTTAATGATCTCAGGCGCGTCAACCTCAATGGCTTTGACGTAGTTCGATCTTGAGACTTCGTCATCAAACTCAGCCTTTATCCAGCGGTGCCATGCGTGGTACAGGTCGAGTCGAGTGATCGTGCCCTTTTCAGGGAAGTGAGGCATGTACTTCCGGCTCACTAGCTCAGTCAGGAAGTCTTCCTTACGGTAGACGCGCTCGATGGTGTACTGAGGCTCAGCCGTCTCGTTTCTCGCGAGGTAACAAAGGAAGTCACACCAGTCAACGTCAAGCACTTCCATCTGCATGTACACTTGCATCAAATACATGGAGCGCTTGGGGTCAAAGACGCTGTAGGGCGCTTTAGTGTATTGCGGGAACGGACATTTTATTTCTATGCAGCCATCAAGACCCACCAGCCCGTCAGGGCTAGCGGCAAGGAAATTGTGTACAGGGTGAACGACAAGACCAGTCTCCTCAACCTTGTAGCCCTTGGCTACTTCAAGGAATGTCCTCGCGGGCTGTTCCATAAACTGACCATGAGCCACCGCCGGAACCATTTTGAATTCACTCTCCGCGCCAGCCAACGCTCTAACTTCTTGGCGGACTAAGTCGGCAGGCTTCATGTAAGGGTGCTTACCTTCAAGCGCTGCGCAGACAGACGCTTTGATCTTCCCAGCGCGTGCTACGTGCCACTCGGGCGAGCCTTGAGCCGCTAAACTCATGCGAAGTCCTCCCAGCCGTTACGCTTGCACAGGTTTGCCCAGTTGCCGGTGGTGTCCGTCCAGCCTCTATTTTGTAAGCCCTTGGTGTAGCGACTGTAGAGGCGGTTCGCCGCTTCAAAATCTGTTGAGTCTTCGATTGCTGTTGAGTCCCAGAGCGACTGCACCATAATCATTTCGTCAGGCGCTGCATCAGGCGTAGCAACGGCATCTTCTTTTGCCTTGCCGTGAAGCCACATGCGATAGCCCAAGCCAAACTCGCCCAGCGCTTTCACGCGAGCACGCTGCTTAGCAGTGTTGACGTCCATAGCGGACGGAGAGGTTATGGCTTTGCCGCTTCGATGTATCGGCAGATAGGTCTGGTTGGTCTGCCCCCCGACAGTCATTCGGCATCGAACTTCAGCGCTGCCGTCATCAAAATAGTGGCATTCGCGTCCGCGATGATCTTCGGTGAATTCCCAAGTGTACTCAGGGAACACGCTCATCATTAACTCATGAGCTTTCATCCAAGGGAGGTAGGTGAGGACGTTGTCCCCGACAATTTCAGTTTCGGTACAGAAGGGTTTGACGTCTATCGCGGATAGCGTCGTCCAGATTTTACTGCGGGTAATGGGTACTGCTGCAAGCGTGTCCATGTATAGCTTCCTTTAAATAGCTATACAGATTCTACGCCTACATCAGATTAATAACAACACTAATAGATTAATTTTAATTACTCCAGATATGTCCTGACGAGAGTTGCTAGTATAGATTGTTTGGGTGCTCGGTAAATTAGCGATGTCCCAAGCGCAGAGGGTATCTCTGCGCAGAAATGGTCCTTGTGCCACTGTTCGTACATATCACTTAACTCCTTGTCTGAAATCTCAGTTATGGGTGTTGACAATTCCATTGCCTCCTTAGCAATTTGTTTCATTATTTCTGGCTGAGCGCCTGTCCTATCACTTCCAAAGCATTGCCTGTATCACTTGCCGACAAAATTGCGGCAAACATCTTCGCAAATTGTTTGGGTGAGAGGGTTATCTCTGAGTCTATCTCAAATGTTTTTAATGTCTCGACTGCCGTAATAATTGCCTTATGACTGTAGGCAGTAGGTCTATCTTCGCCGTTGACCCATTTGTATAGGTCTATCTGGAAGGTGTCGCAAACCTGAATTAATACGACCGGATCACTGGGGAGGCTACCTCGGCACCAACCCTGCGCTGTCGCGGGGCTGCATCCGAGTGATTGCACCAAGGAGGCAGAACGCCCCCACTGAGGCACGCCTGCGATATCGAGCGCCTTATTAAACCAATCGGCTCGCTCTAACTTATTCATGGGATTTTCCCTCCTTTTTTTTATAGGTTTACGATCTTCCACTTTATTATGGAGATTACAACCTATAGGTGTAGATAATTTGAAATATATGTGCTTAGCGCGGCGTGCAACACGTCTTCGGTGGCTGAAGTGTTGCGCTACAGTGCCGAGATAAGGTCGCCTAAGGGGATTGATGGGTTTTGTTTTATTTCACCCGTGGCAACGGAGACTTGCAAAAACAAGTTGACCGGAACATAACTCCAAATTAGTATGTTCATCAGTAGATTAGGTTGAAGACACACGGATATGTATCAATGATTTATCGCCCCGCATCAAACAAGCAAGACCACTACACAAAGCTTCCCAACATGCTGTTACGCGGAGGCACATCTGCATCAATTGCTCGCAATGACGAACTTTCCCCAGGAGCGCTGGGTGTTCTCGTTTACTTGTTGTCGCATGTCGACGACTGGCAGATAACCAACAGGCAGTTATGCACGGTATTCAATGTTGGCGCAGCAAAAATCACAGCCATAACGAAAATGTTAGAGCTGGCTGGTTACATCAAGCGCATCCAACCCCGCAGCAGGACAGGCGAATTTGCGAAGTGGGATTGGCTGGTCACTGACGAGCGATGGATCTTCCCACCAGATAGCGGTTTGCCAGATGTGGTTTCGCCAGATGTGGATTTACCGGCGCCGGATAATCGAGAACAAAGAAGAACTATAGAAACCATAACTATTAGTAAAGAAGAAACATCATGGAAGCAGGCTCTCCTGAACAGTTGTCCTAGTGAGTCTCCCCGTGGTGCTTGGCAAGAGTGGTGGGAGTACAAGTTAAGCAAGCGGGGCAAACGCAAACCTGCTGAGCGAATGATTCGAGAACACACGGAGGATTTTAAAATTATGAAACGACATGGCTTCGATATCAGTGGTGTGGTTGGTTACGCGATTTCACGCGGGTGGGAACGTATCGGCAAACCAGATTGGCAAGCGCTAAATTGCTTCAAGGGTAACGACCGGCTAAACGATCTTTTGGGTGCTGTCAAATGATCGATATCAAGCAACTGTCCCAAGAGCTATCCCAGCATGCCGCTGCGATCTGCCATGAGCTTTACCCTGATGGCAGGATCGAGAGTGGATGTTTCAAAATCGGATCGACGCAGGGTGAACGCGGCAGGTCGATGAGCGTGTACTTGCACGGCGATCAGTCTGGCAAGTGGATGGACTTTTCGACCGGCGATGGTGGTGACCTGCTTGACCTTATTCAGATTTGTAACGGCATTTCCCTGACTGACGCGATGGACTGGGCGAAGAAACGATACGGTATCCGAGACAATAGCCCCGCTAAAAAAATTGCACCGGCGGAACAAAAAACCTACAACCTCCCAACCCCGCCCGCCAGAAATGCGAGCACCAAACTTCATGAATACATGGAGCGGGAGAGGGGGCTGCGCAACGTTGGCGAGATCTGCTTCCTGTTTAAAATCTACGAGACAGATGCCAAGGGCGGCAAGGATGTTGTGTTTCCGTTTTTCGACACGGATGGCAAGCAGGTATTCCTCAAGACCAAGCCCATCGACCACGATGGCAATCCGTCAACTCAGTCCAACTTGAAGCCTATTTTGTTCGGGTGGCAGGCAGTGCCAGCATCAGCAAGAAAGATCTGGATAACCGAGGGCGAGTGGGATGCGATTTGCTGCGCTGATCTTGGCTTTCCGGCGTTGTCTGTTCCTATGGGCGGCGGCAAGGGAGCAAAGCAGACCAAGTGGATAGCTAACGAGTACGAGAACCTCGCACGCTTTGAAGAGATTCTAATCGCGACTGATATGGATGAGCAGGGTGAGCTGGCAGCGGCAGAGATCATGTCGAGACTCGGCGACCGGTGCTACCGAGTGAACCTGCCGACCAAAGATATCAATGAGCTGCTCATCAAGGAGGGCTACGATCAGGCACGCTGGATGCTTGAGTGCGCGTATCAAGAAGCCCGCTGGCGAGATCCTGAGACCCTTAGGTCAGTGATGGATTTTGAGTCGGATATCGATGACTTCTTCGAGAATAAGATGGACGACACTCAAGGGTTTGCCAGCGGCTGGGAAAAGCTAGACGAGGAAGACATTAAGTTCCGCCCGAATGAAATGTGGGGAGTGTGCGGGATCAACGGTCATGGCAAATCGATGTGGCTTAACCAGCTTGCGCTGAACGCGGTTGAACAGTCGCAGAAAGTGCTCATCGCCAGCATGGAGATGACGCCCAAGGGCACGATGGGGCGAATGATTCGTCAGGCAGCAGGGTCAGAGAATCCGCCGCAGCCGTACAGGAAGAAGCTGCTCGAATGGATGTGCCCGAACCTGTGGCTGTTCGTTGACAAGCTGACGCCCAAGCCGGACGACCTCATGTCTTGCTTTGAATATGCATACCGACGTTACGGCATCAACGTCTTTGTGATCGACTCGCTGACCAACATGGTCAGACAAGACGACTATGAGGGTCAGCAGAGATTCATTGAGAAGCTGGTCAATTTCAAGCTGTCCTTCCCCGTCACAATTTTCTTAGTGACCCACGTCCGAAAGGGTGAGTCTGAATACGCAGCGCCTAACAAGTATGACGTTAAGGGCAGCGGCTCAATTACCGACCTGGCTGATGGATTCATATCTATCTGGAAAAACAAAAAGAAATCCGAGCACCTCGAACAGGCTGACATGCTCGGCGAAGAGCCGAACGTAATGTACGTGAAGCAATGGGACACATATCTAGAGGTGCTCAAGAATCGCAACGGCATGTATGAGGGGAAAGTTGGGTTTGAGTTCGACCCTGTTTGCTGTCAATACCGTGACCGGAAGGCTACCAAGCCCAAGTATTACATCACCTACTCGAAGGAGAATTAACATGTCATTTATGGACGAAGAAGACTTTGCGGCAGCCATTCGAGGCGCGGGCAAGGCTGTCGAGATAGCTGAGTGGGACTTGGCTAAAGCCGACGCCATAGAGAGGCGTACAGTGGCTGTAGTCATGATGAAAGCAGAAGCTGGAGGTGCGAAGACCAATGCGGCGCAGCTCAGGGCGGCAGACGAAAGCATGGAGACCTATGGCGCACGGCTTGATCGCGGCGTAGCCAAAGGGAAGCTTGCAGCGGCAAGGGCTGAGCTGATGGCTGCCGAGATTCAGTTCAAAACGTGGCAGACCAAGCAGGCAAGCGTCCGAATGGAGAAGCGAGTTTACGGCGCATGAAAGGACGCACCCCCACGGCTGAAGAGCGTCGATGGATGTCGCGCATTCAAGAGTTTGGGTGCTGTGTCTGCCGGAAGGTTTTTGGGGTCTTGACTCCGGCGGAGATTCACCACATCGACGGAAAGACAAAGGTCGATGCTCACCTCAAGAGCATTCCACTTTGCTACCACCACCATAGGTCAGGTGTTGATTCGGAGCAGGTCACCAGTCGGCACCCTTTCAAGGTGAGATTTGAGGATCGTTACGGAACACAGCTAGAGCTTCTGGAGTGGGTTAGAGAAAGGATAAATGAAGATGACAGAGCGGCACCTACAACAACTGAATCGCACCCTGCATGGCGTGCTGAAGGAGAATGAGGATATGAGTATTAATCTGGCAACACCCGAACAATGGGACGCGGTGACAAATCCCAAACATTACAAAAAATCAGCAGACGCGATTGAGTGTATAGATGCGACAAAAAGCTCGATGAATGCTGATCAATTCAAAGGTTATTTAAAGGGTAACGTCCAGAAGTACGTATGGCGTTATGAGAATCATCCTGACGGCAAGATAATAAGTTTACAGAAAGCCCAGATCTATCTTGGTTGGCTGATCGAGGCTGAGAGTTGATTAACGGTCGAGCTAAAGGTCATGCCTTCGAGCGCGAACTCATCAAGATATTTCAAGATGAGTTTGGCGCTTGCGCGTCACACCTGAAGCGAAACCTCGACCAGTACCAGACCGCAGGCAAGGCTGACATTGAGTTCCACAACTTGATGATCGAAGCCAAGCGCTATGCCAACGGATCTTGGCACAGGGCAGAGTGGTGGGAGCAGGCGAAGGTCTCAGCGGGCGGGACTCATATACCGGTCTTGATTTACAAGTATGACCGACAGCCGATCAGAATGGTTTTCCCGCTGTCTGTCATGACCGAGTATTCGATGAAGCCAGACGAGACAATAACGGTTGGTTGGCACACTGGGTTGCTTCTCATGCGTGAGCTGCTGGAGGTTCCTAATGAAGCCAGCGCAACTGAAGGCTGAATTAAAATTCGCGGCGAAAAAAATATACTACCCCCGAGTCGTCGAATACATACGGGCTAACCTTGAGCCTGAGTTTCATGACTTAGCACTAGCCTCTGTAATCTTCTACCTGCCTGACCAGATCCTGTCCTTGCCAACAAAGGAAGAGCGCAGGCAAGCTATAGACTCTATACCGACAGACGCTTACCCAGCTCACAGCAGGGATATGGTCGAGGCTGGCGTCAAGATACTGTGGAAGCGCAGATGACGTTCGCCAAGGATCTATCAACAGGCAACGCGGCTGAAGACAGGATTCTTGAGAAGCTCCAAGCAGCCTTTCCTTTGGCGTACAGAATGCTCGGCGTGCATCCTGACTTTGACATCTGGATACCTGAGCTGGCGAAGTCTGTAGAGGTAAAGCTTGATTTGATGTCACAGAAAACAGGCAACATTGTTGTTGAGTATTACCACAACAAAGCATCTGCTCTGACGGTGTCTAAAGCTGACTATTGGGTGTTTGATACAGGGGAGGAATTGCTGTGGTTTTCTCGGGAAGGGATACTTGACTGCATCTTGAGTGAGGGGATGGAGCCTGTCCGAATAGCTGGCCCATCGGACAGATTCGCGAAGTGGGCGTTCCTTATTCCTCTGCGGATTTTGCAGAGATACTCAGTTTCAGAGCGAGCAGCACAACCTTAGGAACTGGGACAAGGCGCTCACCTGTGCGCTTCCAGTTTTCTGCTGCGTGGAACGATACGCCTATAATCTCACTGACCTGTTTCGATGTCAGGTTGTGCTCCTTTATAAGCGCCAGATATTCATCATTCGTTGTCATTGTTCGTACTTCCTTTTTTGTTGCGCTGTTCCCATTCATTCTGTTTATCGTTAACAATCAGCATCGCGCCGTATAGAAGCGCCAGAAGGGCAGTGCCCATCAGTATTTGTAAGATAAGGAACGCCATTCTAGTACCTCTGCTTTGTAAGGGTAAAGGAGTGATTAAAAAAGACGCCGTCCATGGCATCGTAAAGCACCAATATGGGAATATTCTCATGAGTTATTGGCAGCCTCTCTCAGCGCCTCGATGAACTCCTTTCCCTTCTCCTTGGCTATCCGGTTGAGTTCCATCGATTCCAGCCTGCCGCGATTCCAGACCGCATGGTCGTCGCTGTAGTTATAATGCCAATCCGCCTGTGCGCATCGCTGTTTGAACTGTTCTATCGTCATGCTGCCCACTCCATTCCTAGCATCTGTTTGATTTTGTACATCGACGACTTGTACTTGTTCCGCCGCAGCTTGCCGCCATCAGCTCTGTAGAAGGCGTAAGGCTTGTCCTTGCAGACGTTCTTGATGCTGGTGTAGACGATGAACTCCTGCCCGTCGTCCTCAAGTGTTTGAAATGCGGACAGGCTGTGCGTCAAATGGATAGTTTGGCGCTGCTGCGGGTCGAGTTTGTAGATGTAGTATTTCATGCGCTCACCTTCAATATGTGGAATTTCAGGACAATATCCAAGGTCTTCCCGAGCTGGATTATTTCCGCTTTGGCAAAATCCTTGTTGACGTTTTCGTTGTCGAGCATGGTAAGGAGTACAGCCGCTAGGCTTTCGTAGGTGTTGTCTTGATCGGTCATGATTACCTCCTGCGGTAATAGGTTTACTAGGACGCCCATAGTCGGGCGTTTCGGCTGATAACCACTCAGCAGCTCATCGGCTAGCAAAAGCACAATTCCATGTTGCAAGGTTTGGGTAAGGCTAGATGACCTTGCGCACGCAATCCGCTGGCTTGGGGACTGTTTTGTCGTAATGCATAACGGCAGGCAGGTCTTCTGGTCTTACCCAAATGGTGATCATCTTGAGGTTCATCTTGTAGCGATCACCGGCTTTGGGCAGTTTGACTCTGGGCATGTAGCTCTTGTGATTGACGATGGTGGACACCGTGCGCTGGCTGGTTGCGTATTTCTTTGCCAGCTCCATCTGCCTGATATTTGTGTGCTGGTACTCATGCCGGATCATCTCGGCGGTTTTCATGGTCATGCGTTCTCGGCTCATGCTTCGTCCTCTTCGTCATCTTCGTCCTCTATTTGGGGTATTAGATTGTCCCATCCGTAAGCGATGCTCTGCTCTTCCACCCATTCGGCAGAGGTGTCGCCTAATTCCTCGGGCGTCCATAGAATTACGGCGTAGCCTTGATCGGTTAGTTCACGCAATGCGGTTAAATGTGCGGCGTTCATGCTGTCACCTCCGCTTTGTATCTAGCCAAGTCTCTCGCCGATGTTTTTATGTTGCTCTCCATTCTGTCGATCTTGTAATCAGAAAGCCCCGCAACAATTTCTCGAATTAATGTTTGGGCGCTATCCTGCGCGGCTATTTGTGCGTTGATGCCTAGTTGGGCGGAAGCGTGGTGTGAATTTTGCTCAGCCTTATATATCGCGGTTAAATCGTCGAGACTGAACTGCCCGATAAGCCGCTGCACTGCGCCTGAAATGATTTTTCGTTTGATTTCCATTTGATTGCCTCCTCGGCGATTTGGTTATCTAGGACGCCTCGCGGCGTTTCGACCGGTTACCGTCCGGTCTCGTCAGCTAGAATTTTTCGGGGCGGGGAAAAAGAACCCCTCCCCCTATGCAACATGCTCCAATAGGGAAGCACTACAGTTACCGAGCGGACACAGCAAAGCAGCCAAGTAGTGCTGGCTGCCTTAGATGACGGGGTGGGTGTTATTGCTTGGGATCGCTTTAAGTGCTAATGGTCTAAGTCTTGGCGACTCACGATCTGGCTTCGGTTAAGGTTTAAACGTCGCGCCACTCGCCATCAGCGTCTTTTACAACATTGACAGTGGGTTCCTGCACCTGAACCCAGCGGTTTTTTTGTTGACCATTTGCGTACCGAGAAGTCACGTCACTGTCCAGTCTCTCACCGGCTCGGTCATAGACCTCTTGGCAAAACGCGGTGCGCAGATAGGTGATTACTATGATGCCGCCTTTGCCGTAGTTCAGGCAGAACCAGCCAAGCTGAACGCCGTCACTCTTCGAGGCTATGAGGTAGTCCGCGCCGGTACAGGTCAGGGATTCGATAACCTCATCGCGACTGTCTGAGAGACTAATCACATTTTTATACGTGCCGTCGTTGACCGTAATGCAGGCGTCTCGGCTGAGTATTTCCTCGACCAAGTACTGGACGCCGACCTTGTCAGCATCCCAGTTTCCAGATTCTATTTTCATTATATAGCTCTCCTTGTGATTTTTGGTTTTAGTGTGCCACTTAGGCGGCTAAAACTCTATGGCTTGCAGAGTCTAGGGCGGTGCTGCCCTTATCGTCCAGATACTGCAAGATTGTTAATGGTTTGACTTCTCATTCGATGCCTCCAATTCAAGATCGCAGAATGCGTAAGCTGGAGACCTAAACTCACTGTCAAACATTCCGACCTCGTTAAAACCGTACAAGACCAAACCGTCCATGGGGTCGGTTCCCTTTTCATAGCAAATAAGATCATGGTCGTGCGGAATCATGCCCACGAAATTATTGATATCCTCGATCACTATTACGTTTGTCATTTAGATGCCTCCTCCGGCATGGTTTTCTGTGACCCCGTTGAGGGGTTTCGGCGGGTAACCAGCCCGCAGCTCATCAGACAGATTTTTTTGAGGCGGGGAAAGAAATCCCCTCACCCCTATGCTGCCACCCATTCGCCATTCACTAGCTCTACCGGCGCCAGAATGTCAATGTCGATACTAGGGTCATAATCCCACATTTTGGCGCTCTCACCTATATCGCTAAGCCATTCGGCTCCCGATTGAACGTCCCCACTTATGAGATGCATATAAAAAGCCTGTTCTTGTATCATGCCGCCACCTCTTCAAATGTAAATAAAATGGGGTAGCCGGTGCGGGATTCGCTGGCAGCTACTTCTATTTCCATTTCACCGCCGCCAATATCGCGTACTTCACCATACACGCCGCCAACTAAATTAGAGTATATGTCGATAGCTTTCATGCGGTGCAGCTCTGCCGCTATTTCCATGTTGTGTTCAAACTCAAATGCTGTGGCTACTGCTATTTTTGATAAATCGCTCATGGGATACCTCCTCAGGTATTGGTTATCTAGGACGCCCCGCTGGACGTTTCGGCTGGTTACCATCCAGCACTTATCAACTAGAAAAATTTGGGCGGGGAAAATAAACCCCGCACCCCTATGCCGCCTCCTCTAATAGGACGGTAGACCCGTTCTCCTCTAGGTAGTGGATAGCTTTAGAAGCCTGCTTGGCTGCCTTAACGATATGCTTGGGGTCTGACTTGAGAGATTTGAGCCACGATTTTATGTATGACTCATGCTGCAAGCCTTCGTAGGGTAAACCTAGCAACGCACCGCCCATCGCGGCGCCTAGCTCTGCGACCAATTCCTCGAATGCGTAACCCTCAGAGCCAAAGGAGTTCAGGATCTGACGCTTGAGGCGTGAGGTGTGACCTGTCCAATGCACCATCTCATGCAGCAGGGTGGCGTCGTGGTTCGCCTCATCTTTAAAGGCATCGACTGACGGCATCTTGATGACATCCTGAGATGGGATGAAGCAGGCAGTATCACCGCCGTATTGCAGATTGATGCCAAGAGACTCAGCCAGTCGATTGACCGAGCCAGTACCGGCTGACGGTGGGGTGTAAGTCTTGATGCCCTGTAACCCTTCGATCTGTGCCACGTTCCAGACTGGAAAGCACTTGTTAATGAAGCCGGTCTTGGCGTCTCCGGTGGCTTTGTCCTTATAGCTAGACCGCGCCATGAACCAGACATATTCGCACCCGCCGTTTTCGTCCTTGGATGATGGCACCTTGCCGCCTAGTGCAGTTGCCTGCTTGTAGGTCATCCAGCCATTGCTGCCCCACTTGGCGGACGCCATGCTGAGATTTATCCAGTTGATGCCGGAGTAAGGTCGCCCCGTGCTGGCATTGTGTGGCACGCTGCCGTCGAAAATGTGCGCCCACGGTTTGCGCCAGTCGCTGGCGTTTTCTAGGTTGGCGATGATTCGGTCAGTGACCACTTGAAACATGTCTTCATATTTGCTCATTTGTAATTCCATCATTGAATCCTCAGGTCTAAGTTGAAAAAAATGTGGCGGGAGAAACAAAACACCCCCCCAGTCCCGAATGCCCCTCATACGTGATAACAGACCGCATAACTGGTATACCCATGGATAGCCTTATACTGCCTGTCGAAGTGCTGACACTCTCGGGTGGGTAGCTGCTCAGCGAAATCGTTCATCCTGTCGACCAGCTTCGACTCTGCCCGCTCATGCCGTTCTCGCAGTCGCGCACCGTTGGCGCTGTGCTCATCTTCCGTGTCCCATACTCGCTGGTGTGTCTCGAGCAGATCGCTGTAGCGGCGATCCAAGTTATAGAGCTGCTGGAATCGCTTGGTGTACTTCTCATGTAGTGCTTGCATGGTTGCCTCCTCGGCGGTTGAATAAATACAATAAAAGCCACTCGGTGAGTGGCTTTGATGTGCTTACTCAGTGAAAGCTGCGGTGATTCTTGATTGACCACTTCTCGATCACTGGCTGCCCATAGTCATCCGCGTCAACGACGATATAGGCGACCGTCTTTTTGACGTTGGCATACCGCCACCCAGAGTCATGCAGTGGTTTGAGCTGAACCCATACCCTGTGAGGGTAGTTGACTACCGGCAGCCAGCTATCGGCAGGGCTGTTCGGCTCATACTCGAAGTCGTTGCCATTGCTGAGCTGGAAGCTGCCTACCAGTCGCTGCATAACATCCCACGGTGCCAGACTCATAATGTCCCCCTAGTGATCGCGATGATCGCCATGGACATCAGGAAGGTGCACGCGATGACGATGCCGAATGACATTACCGTTACGGTTGCATATATGACTTTCTCAGTGCGGTTCTCAGTGCGGTTCATAGTGCCAACTCCCTTGACTTCAACAGTGATTTGCATGGTTGCCTCCTTGAAAGCTGCGCTGATTCTTCAAAGTCAATTCAACAGCTTCTATAGCGGCTTCGACCTGAGCGCAGTCCATGTCGTTGCACTTCATGAAGTCAAGGCTGTAAAGCAAAGCGCCCAGCACATCCTGCTCGTAGCGGCTCATAGTGCCAACTCCTTTGACTTCTGGGTGAAGGTGTAGCCCAGTTGCTTCATCAGCGCTCGGGTCTGGTCGGTCAGTGTTTTGGTGCCAGCAATGCGGGCGAAAGTGTCACCGACGTGACAGGTTGGGTAGACGTTGATAACGCCGTAGACATTTTTTACTTCGACAGTGATTTGCATGGGTGCCTCCTCAGGCGGGTTGTTAAGCGCCCTCATTGAAGGCGCAATTAGTGCTTACCATCCGCAGACTTCTGATTTCTGCTCTGCTTTTAGATCTCGGTATTCGTCCATTTCTTTTTTGACTTCATTCCAAGGCATCAGTCCAGACTTGCCCTCGAATTCCGAGTAGTGAATAAAGTCATTCCATTCAGCGCCCCCAAAACACTCGACAAAAATGTCCATTCCTTTGTCGTAATTTGCTTCGGCGTAGGCTTTTGCTTTATCGATAATCTGCTGTGCGTTCATGGTGCCTCCTCAGGCTAGTGTTTCGATCTGGCTGATCTCATCAGTGCGCCATATAAGACGCAGACACTTGAATGGGTCTTGCCGCTTCACCCGTCGCATCTGCTCTATCACAGTCTCTCGGGGTGCCCCTAGCCCTCTAGGTCGGATCTGGTAAATTACCAGACAAATGAAATCTACCACGGCTTAAATTCGGCACGCAAGCTTTTTTTGCATCTACGCGCAATTAATTTAATATGCGGGTATAATTTCATTCAAAGATAGCTACTAGTAGAAGGGCGGAAATTGGATGCGGACGTGGATATAGACCGGCGGCTTGACAGAATGGAATCGAAGCTTGACGCGGTCGGCGAGACGCTTCAGCACTTGGCGAGAATCGACGAGCGGCTCACTGGCGGTCATAAGCGCATCGATGGGCACGACCATAGGCTAGACGCATTAGAGGTTCAGGTGCGGCTAGTAGATAAGCAGATGGCACAGAACGCAGGGCGCGGCATGGTGGTAGAGCGTGCGGCTTGGGTAGTGTTCGCGGCGATAGTCACCGCAGTGTCGAAATTTTTCTGATGCGGGAAAAACCCAACTCCCCCCCAACTCCGGCGCCATCACAGGTAGTAGATCAAATGCTAGTAGAGAGAGACACAGTAAGGGGAGACAACACCGATCAGGTTAAGCCTCTCAATCTACGTCAGCAGAAGTTCGTCGAGAACTATCTAACATCAGGCAATGCAACCAGATCAGCAGAGGCAGCAGGGTATAAACACCCAAACGTCCAAGCTTTCAGGCTGTTAGACAATATTAGTGTAAAGGCAGGCATTGACACCAAAAGGGCGAAAATGAGCAGAGATACTGAGGGTAGACGGGAACGTTGGATCGAGCGGCTGGAGACACTCGGCGAGGATGCAGCTAGAGATGCTGACCGGCTGAGAGCCATTGAGCAGCTATTCAAGGCAGAAGGCTGGATTGCACCCGAACGAAAGGAGGTTGTCCAGTTTTCTGGGGCTTTCCTCGCTGATCTAGACCTTGATGAGCTAGAAGGCGGCTCTTTTGACGACACAATACTCAATGAAAACAACACGTTACAGTAGATAGGCATGGTCTTAGTAGGAAGATGCCCATCAATCGACCCCATCAGCACCGTAGATCGTGCATAAAAGGTACTGTATGCATGTACAGTAAAAGGATGGCAGGGGGGGGGTAGTGGGTGGAAAATGGCGACGGTCGTGAGGGTGGTTCCATGGGGGGACTATCAGTAAATAAATGCAAATTTAGAGGTTCCCTTTTAGGGGGGGCGGTCTTTCTCACCTCACTTTCCGAAAAAATCAGAAACCAAAAATTTGAAAATAGGAAATATTGAAAATGGCTACACCGGCAAAAGGGAAGGTAAAGGTCACCTCTAGCGGCAAGCGATCTGCCAAGACTGCTGGGAAGAAGAAAAGCCCTACGCGAATCAAAAAGGGTTAACCGTGGACGCTGTGGAATTACTGTCGCAGTTGTGGGCACCTTTGGTTGGTGTGACGCTCCTGATTTATACGATTAGCAGACTGATCGGTGATGTGGAGACGTTGAAGAGCAAGGTCGAGGTTCTGTTCAACCTGTTCAACGCCCTAAAGGATAAGAAGGACAAGGACAACTAGAGGCTCTGTAAGGGCTTTAGGAGATGACATGGAGCAATTACTGATATCGCTTGAAACAGCCGCCAAATCGTTTGATATGCCGCTTGAGGTGTTCATCATTCCATTGGTTACCGTGTTGAGGTTTGGGGATCAGTCTTACTTCATTACCTCTGAGCTTGAGGATGCAGTTGGGTCGTTGATGGCAAAAGGCATTGCTTATGAATATGCGCTTCACCTCGTCGATTAGGGGGGGGGATCGTTATGAGAGCACCTTGCAAAAAATATATAAATATTGAGATTGAAAATGACTAATCACCGTGAGACTAGATATGGGAAGGGCGATGTACGCCGCCCAGAAGACCATAAAAAATTTAGCGAGAACTTTGACGCTATCTTTGGGAAGAAGAATGACCAGCGCAAAGAGCGGAAGTTTGCGCGTGAGGTAAAGCACTTGGAGGCGACCCGTGACAGAGATTGAGCTGCGTCGCTTTTGTTACCACCCAGAGGGCACGCTAGGCGTCTTAGACTGCAATGGCACCCGATACTACACGATAGAGCGTCCGTGGCTTGACAACGCTCCTATGATCTCCTGTATCCCTGTGGGGACCTACCAGATGGGCTGGCGTGAGTCGCCACGGTTTGGTTGGACGTGGGAGGTTAAGGACGTGGAAGACAGGACGTTTGTGTTAATGCATGTGGCTAATTACCCCAAGGATGTGCAGGGCTGTATAGGGTTAGGGAAATACCTCATGGGTGACCGTGTCGGCGTTAGCAAGAGCAAAGACGCTGTGGCTGCCTTTGAGGAGCAGATGATGGGACTTGATTGGAAATTGACTATAAAAAATGCAATGTATGCGGCGCTGACAAGTTACTAACGTCATTTGTTCGTAACAGCGGCAGGTGCAGCCAGTGCAGGTATGAAGCGGACAAGAAGCGTCACAACGCAACCTTGTCTGGATACCTGACCATGCGTTTAACGGCTTTAAAACGCCGCCACAAGAACGCTAGTTACCCTGGGGTCCCAGTATCCCTAGACGATTTACTCAAGCTATACGACGATCAGAGGGGTATTTGCGCCATTTCTGGCATCCCCATGCACTATACGCACAAACATTCAGACATGTCGATCAGTCCAGACAGGGTTGACCGTGACAAAGGCTATGAAGACGGCAATGTCAGGCTTGTTTGTGTCCGGGCTAACTTTATGAGAAGCACTTTAGACGACGAAGATTTCGCGTGGTGGTGCCGAGCGGTGGTGAACAACCTTGGAATTTGAGCAAGCGGCAGCAAAACTGAAGAAAAACTTCCCTTTGTACGCGAAGAACGTGCTGAAAATTGTCGATAAGACGGGAGAAAGGCGCGCATTTGTGTTGAATGAAGCCCAGCTTTACGTCCATAACAAGCTGGAAACGCAGTTAAAAGATCAGGGAAACATCCGTGCGCTGGTGCTAAAGGCGAGGCAAACGGGCATATCGACGTACTCGCAGGGTCGAAACTTCTGGAAAGTGACGCAAAATAGAAACGCCAATGCTTTCGTGCTGTCTCACTTGGCGGAATCCACCAACGCTATTTTCAACATGGTCAAATACTTTTATGACAATGTCCCCCATGCAGCTTTTGCGCCTCCGCTCGCTTCTCAGTCCGCGTCAACTTTGGTATTTGAGGAGATCAATAGCCGCTACCGCGTTGGAACAGCCCGCTCGACGCAGACTGGACGGGGACAAACAAACCGATTTGTCCACGGGTCAGAAGTTGCCTTCTACCCCCAAGGATCAGACATAGTCGCGGGTCTCTTGCAGACTGTCGGCGGAGTCAACACCGAGGTTATTCTGGAGAGCACGGCGAATGGTGCTGGCGGATGGTTTTACGATCAGGTCATGAAGTCTCTGCGGGGTGAGTCCGAGTGGATCACCTGCTTTATACCGTGGTTCTGGATGCCTGAGTACCGTAGGACCCCGTCTCCATATTTTGTGGTTACGCCCGAAGAGTACGAGCTTGCTAAGCGGTTCAATCTAGACGATTCCCAACTGGCTTTTCGGCGGGCAAAGCTGGACGAGCTGGGCGGGACTGATTTGTTCCGACAGGAGTACCCGTCAACGCCGCTAGAGGCTTTCTTGACGTCGGGCAGGTGCTTTGTTGAGGACTCCCACTTAACAAACAGTGAGAACGATTGCTACACGGCTGATTTTAAAGGGGAGATTCGCGGAGGAAAGATAAGCGACCGGTCCTATGGACCATATCAAGAATGGTATCCCCCTCTTGGCGATGACAACTACGCCATTGGCGTAGACGTTGCAGAAGGGTTGGCATACGGCGACTACAGTTGCGCTCAAGTTCTTGATTCTCAAGGCAGGCAGGTAGCGTGCTGGCATGGTCATATAGACCCATGGGAGTGGGGCAATGTGGTCGCCCAGATAGGGCAGAGATACAACAACGCTTACGTTATCGTCGAGCGAAACAACCACGGTTTGACCACTCTTCGCAGGCTGATGGAGCTTAGTTACGGCAACCTTTTTGTCGAGCATTCTGTCGATGGGGCTTACGCTGACAAGGCGACCAAACGCGGTGGTTTTTTGACCACCTCAAAAACAAAACCGCTCATCATTGACAACCTCGCAGCGCTACTGAGGCAGGGTCAATCTGGCATCAGTGACATTGAATTAGTTAATGAATTACGCACGTATGTCATTGATGATAAAGGGGCTTTCAATTCTCAGCGGGGGTGCTATGATGACCGTGTGATGGCTTACGCTATCGCCCTGCATGGACTTGCCTCAATGCCTCGCCCGAGGTACAGATCGACAACACGTCGGTTTAAAACGGTTGATTCTGTTGCAGGCTATTAATGATTCAAGATCCATATGAAGAGGAAGGTGAAGCCAAGTCCGAAGAAGCTGATGGGGTGCAAGATCAAAGCCTCCAAAGCTTAGGGCATAGGCTCGCCAGCACTTTTCAAGAATACAAAGACGCTCGTAAAGAAACTGAAAACGAGTGGCTTAAAGACTTGCGCCAATACAATGGTCAATATGAGCCGGATGTTTTGGCTCGTCTTAACGAAAGTGGTGCCCGCTCAAAAGTTTTTGTTGGTCTGACCCGCACGAAAGTCATGGCTGCTTACAGCCGTATAATCGATTTGATATTCCAGCACGGTGACCCAGCGTTTGCCGTCCATTCTACTCCCGTTCCCGAACTTGATCCGATGCAAGCCATGCAGATGCGCCAGCAAGCGACCCAAGAGGTCATTGCCGCATCGCAGATGATGGACCCGAACATGAATCAAGACCTGATCATGGAGCGGATGAAGGAGCTGGAGGTTGAGTTAAAGAAGGCTGAGAAGCGCGTGGCTGAAAAAGCCGCCGAAAGCATGACCATCGATATCCTCGACCAGATGATTGAAGCCAATGCCGAGATGAAGCTCAAGGAAAGTATCCTTGAGGCGTGCATCTTCGGCTCTGGAGCGGTCAAGGGCGGCACTGTCCGCATTGATAAGAAGCAAAGCTATACAAAGGTAATGGACCCCGAAACAGGTCAAATGGTTCACGCGCTGGCTATCATCGAGACCCCAGCACCTGAAATTGAAACCGTTAGTATTTTCGACCTGTACCCTGATCCGTACTGTACGACTCTTGATGACTGCGATGGCTTGTTCCGGCGTCATGTATTGACCCGACGCCAGTTCAGAGAGCTTGCCGATCTTCCAAATTTTGACTCTGGAGTGATCAAGCACATCCTTAAGATGAACCGTAGCGGCAATCATACAGAGGAAGACCACGAAAGAACTCGCCGTAGGATTGCGGGCATCCACGACCACTCAGAGTCAGGACGGTTTTCTGTCTTGGAGTACTGGGGCACGGTTGACGGTTACGAGCTTGAAGAGCACGGGATCGAGATTGAAGAAGATGACTTTTCAAAGGACTACAGCGCCTGCGTTTGGATGTGCGACTCAAAGGTAATTAAGGTCATGCTTAACCCAATATCGGGTTACACGATGCCTTACTTTATATTCCCTTACGAAAGATCCCCGCACCAATTTTGGGGCACTGGCGTACCTCGCATGATGCGTGACTCGCAAGGAACCATGAATGCCGCCATTAGAATTTGGCTAGACAACATGGCGCTATCCTCTGGTCCGATGATCGAGGTAAATACTGACCTGTTGGCTGCTGGCGAAGACCCGACTGACATCCATCCGTGGAGAGTTTTCCTGCGGCAAGGCGGCGACGGCTCTATGCCCGCTGTCCGCTGGTATCAGCCTGTGGCTAACGCCAACGGGTTGAACCAAATAGTAGAGATCTTCCGAAGATTTGCCGACGAGACTACCAGCCTTCCAAGCTATACGCATGGCGAGCAGGGGCAAGGCTTAAATCGAACAGCAACCGGTATGTCTATGTTGATGGGTGCGGCTAACGTTGCGCTTAAATCGACGATTAAGAACATCGATGACTTCTTGATGGAGCCACTTGTCACCGCATTGTTCCATTGGAATATGGAGTTCGGAACAAACGAAGGATCAAAGGGTGATCTCAAGGTAGTTGCAAGAGGCAGCACGGCACTTGTGCAGAAGGAAGTTCAAAGCCAGCGGTTGCTGCAATTCCTTTCGCTCGTCTCTAACGACTTAGATACTCCAGTTATAGATCGAAAGCAGCTACTTCGTGACATTGCTACGTCAATGGATATCAACCCAGAAAAGATACTCAAGTCTGAAGAGGCGCTACTGCTTGAACAGCAACAACAACAGCAACAGCAACAACAGCTACTCCAAGCTCAAATGCAACAAGCAGCAGGCGCAGGCTATCCTCCGCCTCAAGGCGGGGGAGGAATGGACCCTAATCAGGGACCTCCTCAAATGCCGTTTTGATGATGCTGTTGAGCGTTTAGAGCAAGCAGATGAAAAGAATTTTAAGTTCGAGCAAGGTCGCCTCCATGAGTTGCGCAACATGCTTGAACTTGAAGAGAGCGCGAAAGCGCTATTAGACCAACTGAGGACCCCTAAGCGGAAATCCTCCATTGACTAACGGACATCCCAAATTGGGACCCTAAGGAAATACGAATGGCTAAGAATGACCCAGAGCAACTAGAAGCAGAAGCAAGATTGTTGGTGGAACAAATGACTAACGCTAAAAAAGGAATCCGAACGGCAGCGCAGCCGGATGAGGACACTCCAGAAGAGCAGCAGGAAGTGTTTCAGGACGCCCCCGATCCTACGGACAAGGCAGAGACAATAGCTTTCGAGGACGCAGATCAACATCCTGAACGCGGCGAGGATGAAGATTTGAGGCTCGCCTTAGATAAGGCTGAGAAAGCGATGAAAGGTGCTCAGGCGAGAATGACCAAAGCTACGCAAGAGGCAGCGGACTTGAAGCGGCAAAATGCCGACCTGTTCCGAAGTCTTACCGAGCTTAAAGGTCAGCTTGTAGATCAGAAGCGCGACGACAACAAGCTTGCTCAGTTAAGGGAAGATTACCCTGATCTGGCGGGTCCGTTGCTCGACGAGCTAAAGAGAACACAAGACGAGGTATCAAGCACGCGAAAATCTTTGGCTGAGCAAGAACAGCGCAAGTCTGAAGAGGTGGTAGCAGAAGCTCAACAGCGACATTTTGATCGCATTAAGGCAGTCCATTCTGACGTCGAAACCCTAGTGGAAACGTCTGATTGGTACAACTGGCTTGAGGATCAAGATTATCAAACGAAAGAGTGGATACAAACCGGCTCCTCTAACGACGTAAACAACGTTCTAGACCGCTTTAAGATAGACGTGGGAATGGTAACTCAAACGCCGCAAGAGCGGGCGCTAGAGAGAGCGAGGTCGGTTGCAGAACCTAGACTTCCAAAATCTCGAAAGCCCATTTTGAAGGGTGATAAGAAAAGCTGGTCCGTCGACGAAATCATGCGGATGCCTAACGAGTTATTCGAGAAGCATCAGAATGAGATTCTACAAGCGATGGAGGGTGGCTCAATTCGCCGATAATCTCTTGTGAGGTATTAAAATGGCTTTTTCTCAATTTTCAACGGGTACTAATTCTGAAGTAAACTTTATTCCAGAAGTGTTTAGTAAGCTTTTACAGGCTAAGTTTTATCGAAAGTCTGTACTGCCTGCTATCTCTAACACCGACTACGAGGGTGAAATCTCTGGTCAGGGCGATAAAGTTATCATTCGTACAGTACCTGCTGTAACTATTAACGACTATACCGGCACGATCACTACTCAAGAGCTGACTACCGCCAAGGTGGAAATGCTCATCGATAAAGCGAAGTACTATAGCTTTAAGGTAGATGACGTACTGGCAGCTCAGGCTGACATTAACATGCTGGAAGCTGCATCTACTGATGCTTCTGAAGGTATGCGGATTTCAGTTGAAACTGACGTGTTGGCGGCTGCCGTAACTGGTGCCACCACAATCGGTTCACAGACCACGATAACTGCCGCTAACATTCTTGCGAATGTTCTTGCCATGGCGCGTGCTCTTGACGAGCTGAACATCCCTGAAGAGGGTCGCTTCATCGTTCTTAATCCGGCGCAAATCAGCCTGCTAAAGCAGTCTGAACTTCGTCAGGCTTACTTGACCGGTGATGGCACGTCTGTATTGCGTAACGGCAAGGTTGGCATGATTGATCGCTTCACTGTATTTCAGTCAAACATGCTTTATACCCCTGCAACTGGTACTGATGCGGGCTTTGCCCACGTTCTTGCCGGTCACCCCAAGGGTCTCTCTTTTGCGTCTCAGTTCACTAACACTGAAACCGTGCGCATGCAGGATACCTTCGGCGATCAGGTTCGTGGTTTAAAAGTATTCGGCTCTAAAGTCGTTACTCCAGACGCATTGGTCGTGGGTAAGTGGAACTAAGTGTTTAAGGGGGGGGGTAACCTCCCCCATTTTCCCAGAGATTAATTATGACAACGCCACTTAAGACTAAGAAAGATCAAGTTTTCGAGGAAGCGAAAGATAAGTTCCAAGTGAAGCTTGACCGCAGACTTACTTTAGATCAGCTCAACGAGCAAATGAAGCAGCTCCAAAGAACTGGCGGGAAGCCTGTTGAGGCAGAAAGGATGCCAGTGCCAAAGTTAGTGAAAAACGTCATTACTGGGAATGTTTTTGAGTACAACCCGATTTTTAAAAATAACCCCGATTTACAGATAATCGAATGGGAGACCCCTAATGGCAACGACTAAAGTAGTAGATATCTTGGATCGGGCTGGAATTATTCTACAGGATAATACAAACGTCCGATTCCCTAAAGCTGAGCTTCTGAAGTTTTTTAATGATGCTCAGAAAGAAGTAGTCCTACACCGCCCAGATGCGGCGATGGTTAATACAGCATTTGACTGCTCGACAGGCAGTAAACAGACGCTTCCAAGTGCAGCGCTGCGTCTTATTGAAGTAGTTAGAAACGTTGCTGGAAGAGCGATTACGCAGGTCCAGCGCCGTATCCTTGACGAGACTTTGCCGAATTGGCATGAGACTCCGGCAGGCACCAATGGCATCGAGCATTTTGTATATGATCCTGCCGACCCAAAGAATTTTTACGTATATCCTAAGGCTGCGACCGGAACCCATTCCCTTGAAATCGTATACAGTTCGGCTCCGTCTGAGATTGTAATATCCAACTTCACCAGCGATACGACTGTGATTGCGCTTGATGATGTGTACGGCAACTGCATCCTTGACTACGTGCTGTACCGCTCGTACCAGAAGGATTCGGAGTTTGCTGGAAACGCTCAGCGGGCAATGATGCACTACCAGAGCTTTGCTAACGCATTGGGCGTCAAGACCCAGGCTGATGGTGCGACCACTCCGATGCCTACGGGTTATGGTGCTGCTTAATGAAGTACATCGACTTTGCTCCGTATATAAGACCTGAAGCTCAGGGTTGCCCAGATTTCGTTATGGAGCGTGCCGTAAGGGACTCCGCAACTGAATTCTGTCAACGAACTGATATCTATGTACCGGAACCCGAATTCATTACCGTTATTGCTGGGGTTAATGAGTACGCGGTATCGCTGCCTTCAGGGACGGAGCTTAATCACATCATTGACATCTTTGATGACAAGACGGCATTGCAGCCTGTTAGTTATAGCGTGCTGCTGCTTAAGCTCGGAGACGAGACTACGCGAGGAACCCCAAGGTACTACGCACAGCGTGACAACTTGGATTTCTATTTAGCTCCAATTCCGTCAGCCGTTGATTCACTTAGGGTCCTGTATAGCGTTAAGCCGTCACCCGCCAGTACGTCCATTCCCGACACAATAGGGAAAGAGCACCGAGAAACGATTGCTCGAGGAGCTTTGTTTAGGCTGCAAATGATGTCTGGTCAGCCTTGGCAGAACCCAAATGCAGCGTCAATTAACAAGCAGTTGTTTGAGTCAGAGGTTGGGCGGACTGTTCGTCAGGTTAAATACGGTTACTCCGGCGGCTCATTAACAGCTAAATCGAGGGCGTTTATTTAATGGCATACTCACAAACAATTGATTTGGTTCAAGGCGACCAGCTACCTGAGCTTGAGGTTACCCTCAAAGACTCTAACACTGCGGCTTCCGGTTTGACCCTCGACGCCGACAACCCAGACACGTTTGCAGCGTTAGATTTGTCAGGCGGCGTTGTCCGCTTAAAGGTGAGGGCGGTAGGTTCATCGACGTTAGTGGACACTATCGTTGGAACCGTTACAGATGCTGTAGGGGGGAAGGTTGTGTTTATTTTTGACAGTGACACGCTTGCATCAAGTGGAGTTCTCGAAGGCGAAATCGAATACACCGACTCGGCAAACAGACCCCAGACAGTAGTAGACCTAATTAAGTTCAAAGTTCGCAGCCAGTTCGGGTAAGGGCTAATGGCTATACGAGCAGTAATAACGTATCGCTCGTTATCAGCGACCGCTAGACACCGCCGGTTAAGCCTACAAGCTCGCGTTCCGCGAGCGTCTATATTTATTCGCGATACAAAACTAGATGCTCTGGCGTCATACACCAAGCTAAGTTCAAGAATAAGCTTCAGAAGCCTTGAGGCTGAACTTAGTTGGCGCAACCTTTTCCTCTTTGATATTCATGTAAATGCGGACCGCAGTGTCTGGTTTTACATAGATCAGTTCGCTTTTTCAGACGATACGTCTTTGGAAGTTAATAAGGGGCTTCAGGACGCCGTTTACAGCGTGGATAGTCCTGTAATATCTATAGGCAAACGCCGTACTGACCGTGTCGGTATCGTTGATGCGGCAAGGATGTCGTTTCGCACGACAAAGTCAGACGCTACATTGCTTGGTGACGTCGCGCATTTCTCATCGACAAAAGTTGTGGCTGATGTCGTGAATCTCGCAGACGAAGTTCACACGCTTCTTGAGTTTTTGCGGGCATACTTGGACACCGCGTCTTTAAGTGAGGCGATTAGCCTTGAGCCAGAAAAGGTTGCAGACGATAGCGTTGCCTTTTCCGAACAAACAAGGTTTAGCCCCAATAAGGGCGTTCTCGACAGTATGTCTATGGTCGAGGCTCCAGTGTTTAGCGTCATTAACAAGCCCTATGATCAGTTTGCGCTGCCGGATCAAGTTGCCTTTACTCGCAGCCCGTATAACTTTGAATACTTTCAGGATGGCAATGTAACCAACGTTACAGGCGAGCCTACCGATACCTTTGGGCTGTTTGATTCAGCCGCTTTCTTCACCGGAAAAGCCCTGTTTGACGTGTTCTCTTTGGACGACTTCTCGCAGGTCGATAAGTATGTTTCCGGCGTTAAGGCTAACGTCTACTCAATGGTTGATGACGCTGCGTTCGGCTTTGCAAAAACGCTAGACAATGACAGCTTTTTAGCCACTGATCAGCCGTTCTTTAACTTCTCGAAAGCCAGATCTGATGCTAGCTCCTTGCTGGACAACCTGACTTATAGCCTTGGGAAAACGGTATATGACAGCAGCTTTCCAGTAGTAGATCAGGCTGCTTTGGCTCTTTCAAAGGTAGCTTCTGACTCCAGCCAAATGCTCGACTATTGGACGTTGGATCTACAAAAAAACCTGTATAATCATAGTGTTGTGTTTGTTGAGCAGACGTTTTTTACTTTGGTAAAAGCACCGTTTGACTCTATAATAACAAGTGATTCACCGTCTTTTGCGGCGTCTAAGCCGGTGACCGATATCACATCATTAACCGACGCTGCAACACTGTTCCCACGGATAGGTAAATCGGACAGTACTAGCATGACGGATGACCTTGTCGTTGAGCAGCTTGTATCTTCGGCTCTACTCAACTTCGGTCTTCTAGGAAATGCAATTTTTAATGCTGATTAAACCGGAGACCTATCATGATTCACGAAACACTGACGCTTAAAGGGCGTCTTACTGTCGAGCTTACGGGTCCAGATGGACTTGTAAAGTCGACTCAAGAAATCCCAAACCTAGTAGTTACTGCCGGAAAGAACTTTGTTGCTTCTCGCATGGCTGGCACGTCCAGCAGTGTTATGAGCCACATGAGTATAGGCACTGACCCAACTGCTGCTTCAGCGGCAAACACTACGCTTGGTGGTGAAGTTGCTAGAGTAGCTCTTACTAGCACAACCGCATCAGGCAATGATGTGGTTTATGTAGCTACGTTCCCTGCTGGTACGCCAGCATCAGCAGCGGCAATCGTCGAGGCTGGAATTTTTAACGCATCCACGGCGGGCGCTATGCTCTGTCTGACCAAGTTCTCTGTAATAAACAAGGGAACTCAGGATTCGTTGACAATTACTTGGACCGTTACAGCTAGCTAGGAGCCTTTATGGCAATTCAGTTCTCGAACCTAGCTAGCACAGTGCTGGCTAGTGGCGTTTCCAATTCGGCAACGTCTGTTAGTGTATCAAATGCGTCATTGTTTCCTTCATTGGGAGCGGGTGATTATTTTTACGCGACCATTGGTTTAGGATCTGGATCTGAAATTGTCAAGGTCACGGCGGTATCGGGAACAACCTTTACCGTTGTCAGGGGGCAAGACAATACGTCCGCTGTGAGTCACCTAAGTGGCGCAGAATTGGCTTTGCGCGTTACGGCTAAGTCACTTGAAGATATTCGCGATTCCGTAGGCACTGCCATAAGCAATCTGGTAGACACGGCTCCTGCTACGTTAGATACGTTGAATGAACTAGCAGCAGCTCTTGGTGATGATCCTAACTTTGCTACTACGGTTGCAAGCTCTATTGCCACCAAGCTGCCCCTTGCTGGCGGTACGCTGACCGGCACGCTTGCGATGGGTGCTAATGCGATTACTAGTACAGGAACTATCTCTAGTGGGGCTATTACAAGTACAGGCACTAGCGCGATCAATAACTTCCGCTTGACCGACTCGTCAAAGATGGGATTCGGGGAAGTCAAAGCAGGAGCGTCTGTAGGACACACTGCAACCGTAGACGAGGGAATATTCTGGCACATAGGTAATGAATATGGAATTTACCGAACCTCAGGCGCTTGGTCAGGAAACTACCAGCAGTTAAAACTAAACTGGGAAACGGGCATTATTATAGACGGCGGATCTGGTTACGGATTGTCGGGTGTAGATATTAAAACCAGCGGCACGTCGCGTTTCAAAGTCAATGGAAGCGGCTCAATTACGGTAGCAGGAGCGATCACAAGCAGCAGCACTATCTCTAGTGGGGCTATAACCAGTACAGGTTCTTCAACTGTAGATACCTTAACAGTTGGCACTGGAAGTAACACTGGGGTTTTAAATCTCAAAACTTATGATGATGCCGCAAACACATGGAATCTTTATGTGTGGAATGATGACACTCTGCGGTTTAATTATAACGGTGCGGGGGCAGATGAATTTGTTTTAAATAGCTCAGGTAATGCAACTTTTACAGGCACTATCTCTAGTGGGGCTATAACCAGTAGCGGATCTTCACAATTACAGGCTTTGACAATAAAGGGCGGTGCAGCCACAACAACAGAAAGCGTGTTGACCTTTGAAAACTACGCTGACACAGCGCATATAAAAAGCAAATACACAAATCCTAGCGCAACTGCTGAAACATATTTAGCTTTTTATACAAATAAATCGGGAGAAACCAACGGAACTGTGTCAGAAAGCATGAGGCTTTCAGGTAATAATTTAAGTGTTAATGGCACAATCTCTAGTGGGGCTATTACAGCGTCCAGCTTCAAAGACTCAGCTGACGCTACCTATTACGCTGAATTTGCAAATACCACACTTAGTGGAAAGTTTAGACAGTTTGTTGTAGTTGGTGACGGTACACAGGGAGCGACAAACGATGGCAGTTGGGGTGCAAGATTAAATGTAACAGATGATGTTCACGCTAAAATTGAGGTCAACCAAGACGCAAACTCTATGCGATCTCATTGGTATGCTCACACTGGTCACGACTCAATTAAATTTGGCACATCTACAGAGCATGATGTTGAGATTGTTAGAGGCAATGCTACTAAAATAGAAGCGCAGTCTGATGGTGCAAATATTACAGGCAATTTGAAAGTTGGCGGCGTTGTAACAATAAACTCTAGCCGTCAGTTACGGTCTATAAACGCTATTTACAACACCAGTGACGTTCAGATAATGGATTTGAGTCACGTTACTTACACCATCCTAAAAGACCCAGAAGGTTCAATCAGAATGTATCTGGGTGATACAGGTGATGCAGGAAACTATTACGATAATACCGCGCATAACTTTAGAAATAGAGCGGCGGCGGCTCAAGTTCAAATTAGCGATGGCGGGGTAAACTTACAAAATACTTCTGCCACTTACAAGGTTCAAGGAACCACAGTAATAGACTCTAGTAGAAAGTTTTACTTTGAGACTGAGCTTCACGGTAGTAGTAAAAAGATATTTAGCACTGGTGACAGCTACCTAAGAATGAACCAAGGAAATGAGTTTAGTTCTGGCATATGGCTAGGCTCATCAACCCTTATGACTTCTGATGGTTATATAGCCGCAGGGAGTAATGGCGGCACAACAACCTCTCGCGTTTACATTAAGTCAGGGACATACAACGGCACGAACGTCATTGCGATAGATGGGACTGATGGGAAGATACAAGGTTCTTATTACAGAGTTGGCACCACCACAGTAATAGACTCAAGCCGCAACCTGACTAACATCGGCACTATTTCTAGTGGGGCTATAACCAGTAGTAGCACAGGGTCATTTACGGGTAATGTATCTGCTAATGGCGTTACTATCGGAGCATCTGATGTAAGAAGTGGTAGTAACCTTTTGACTATTGGAGGCACCTCAGAGGTAGTCAGGATTCATTCTGGTAATTTTGATCTAACGTCTGGCGAATTAAAGGTTGGCGGCACCACAGTAATAGACTCAAGCCGAACCCTAACGGCAATAGCGGCAGTAGATAGCAATTTATACTTGGCAAGTAATAGGGCTTTATCTTCCTCTACTACGGGCGGAACCGCTCGCATTCTATTTCCGGGAAATGGATCACATGCACAAGGAGGTTCTACCGCAACTGGAGCGATAAAAATCGTACTGCCTGTCGGCATGACCAACACAATGGTCACTATAAAAGGAATAGTGTACGAGTACTCCACCAATCGGTCTTTTGAGTTTTGTGTAGGGGGATACAATTATCCAAGTGGCAATACATGGCAACATAGTCCGTTTGGCTACATAACAACTTCAGTATTAAACACTAGAACGTATAATATAAGATTTGGTTTTGATGGATCTAAGGCTTGCATTTATATTGGAGACACAAACACTGTCTGGTCTTATCCACAGGTATCAATTACAGAATGCACCGCCGGTTATAGTGCTTACGGCGCTAGCAGTTGGGATGACGGTTGGGACGTATCTTTTGAAACGACCCTTCAAAACGTAACTCATACCATATATGCCGCCGACGCTAACTCTGGACACCAAAGAGTTTTGAATTTTGATGCGGCATCTTTTTCTGTCGGCACTACCACCGTTATAGACGTCAGCCGTAACCTGACTAACATAGGCACTATCTCTAGTGGGGCTATTACCAGTACAGGCACAGTCTCAGCAACAGGCGGCAACTCCACCAACTGGAACACAGCTTACACGGTAGCAAATGCTGCGCTACCAAAAGCTGGTGGTACGCTGACTGGCAACCTTAACACTTCAGGTTCTGGTAATTATGTTCTTATTGGAGGTTCTGAAAGTAATAATGCGTATAACACAGTCCCCGCCACTACTGGGCTTATGTTTGGTGGGGCTAATGACCCTAACAACTATTCCATCGGGACGAGTTCACAAGACATAGGCGGTAACTACACCAAGCTAAATATTAAGTGGCATACCGGATTGCGATTCTTTTCTATGCCACAGTATGGAGGAGCCAGATTCTATTCTGACGCTGCAATGACTACTGAAACTTTCAGTATCAATAACCTAGATGGGCATGTTCGCGTTAAAAACAATCTATATGCGAATAATGGACAGCTAGTCTGGAACGC